TGGTGTTAAAGAAAATTCTCCAATGTCTGATAGGTCCACATCCATGATTAATTTTCTGGTTCCTGTTGGAACTCCCATAATCATGTAATCTCCCGAATCATTTGTTTTAGCGGTGAACTTGAAATACTTATCGAATATTTCTACAACAAGTGGGTCTGTCAATACATCTATCCTTGTAGGTAATGTTCCAGTTGCCGAGTGTGTACTATATGATTTTTCATAGGGTAATAAATTATACCTAAACCCATCTTCATTTTTATCCTCAGGTGATTTATATGGGTAAATCGAGGTAATTAAAGGATTGGATTCGTCCACTGATTCAATCGGAATAAAAACAGAAACTCTTGCATTCGGTATTCCAAAACCATTGTTTGCCGTAACTCTACCAACCACAACTCCGTACTCCGCACAACTTCTATCGTAGATGTCGGTTTGTTGAATCTTAAAAGAAAGTACTTCGAGAAACTCGTAGTCTTGGTCTAATAATACATTTATGTTTTTATTAATCCCTACTTCGGTCCTAATTCTATAGGATTGACCCATACAGTGTCTTTAATTTATAAATAGATTTATGTCGAATTTTACAAGACATACATCTTAATCATAAACTAAATTGAGTAAAAATAAATCAGTTAAGAAAAGGTAATAGATTGGAAATTCTTCACTGAAACTCTAATATCTTTAGTTGGATATCTAATTTGGTATACCTGTGACGGTTCAGCAAAAATAGTATCGTCTACACTCTGAATTTGTTTTGTCACTGGGTCAGAGTATTCCATAGATGTTTCTGCGGAAGAGTATTGACCCCCGACCTCATTGAATACATTCAGGTTTGCCACGGTTAAGACTCCGTTTTGGTTTTGTATAATACTTCTGAGTTCCGACAAGTTTACGTTTTGTCCGAGTTGTCTTATTTGTGGACTCATATATGCGGAAATTCTATCCACGACATCGGCAATAACTTGACCTGAGTTTTGTGCAGAATCTAACACAATAGAAACATCAACACTTAAGTCAATAACCTCCGCACTAAGAATGGAAATGTAATCATTCATCATTCTATAATTGGATAGATAAGTGGCAACATTCTGTCTTAGAGTATTCGAAACGATGTTTGTTAGTTTACCTGAAGTGTCGTATGATAATAATTGAATAAGTATTTTGTTATCGTTTTCTGTTATTGAAACTTTGGCAGGTGCTCCGAATTCTGATGGCATATTTCTTATGATTGACTCATAATCATTCACAGTGACGGCTCTTTTTTGAGCGGCGAAATTGAATGACACATAATTTCTGACCTCCTCGAGTGATGGAACACCAGCACCACCAACCGCCGCTGTTACGTTAACACATCTGAGTGAATTCACCACAGCCGCGTTTGTTTGTTCTGAAGGACCATTTACAAAAAACGAAACAGTTCCTATTTGGTTAATAACATTTGTCCCCAAATTAGTGGCTAAACCACCCCCTACCCTATATTGAACAAATAAAGTCGAGTTCGGTGTTAATGTAGAACCTAATGATATATTATTAGAATATCTCTGTAAGTCCAATGTGGCACCTAAAGTTGTAAACTGGTTCAAAGCATCTTGAGCGGTATTCGTTCCTCCACCAAAGGTCATTTTTTTGAATCCTTCTGGTGTGAATTCAGAAATAAATCTGTTTTGTGTTTGGATATATCTCCCAACTTTGATTCCAGGTTGGTCAGAAACTTTAGTCGGGTCTTCGACAAATATTCTGTCCTCAGCCAAAGCGTCAACTTCATACCATCTATTTTGCGCACCTAAAAATTCTCCTACTGTCGGAACGTTTGTATATTCAGTTCCACTTTTAAGGAGAACACTTGTTATACCTAATACGTTTTTTTCAGGTAAAAATAATTCTAAGAAAGGTCTTACATCGTTAGGAGATATTACTTTTTTGAACACTTTAGTTATACCATTAACAACGAGTTCCCTCTTTGTTATTGTGTAATTAACTAATACATTGTTAGCATTGAAATTAGGTATTTTAAGTCTGTTTGGAAAACCTTGGGCATTATAAGGGGAAGCGAAATCAACATCATAGATATTCTCGAAAACAATACCTGCACCAGTCACTTGTGAACCTCTAGCTAATGTCCCCAGATATCTTTCGTCTTCTTTATCTCCGAAAGCTGGTACTGTAATGGAGAAATCGACTAACGCAACCGATGGTCTTTGACCAGGTAATTTCAAACCATAAGTTCTGGCTATATTATAAATTGGTGACCTTTGTTGTGCATATTGTAAGACTGTCTCCTGAATACTTCTATCGATGTGATAATGTAGATTGTCCGCGACTGCGGCGTTCAAATCCAAGAATACTGAAAATACAGATGCGTCATTGAAGTCTTGTATTAGTTCAGGGTAATAAGTTCTAACGTAATTTAATAATTCTGTTCTTATTCCTTGGTAATCCCTTGTTGTATATGATATTTTACGATTGGCCATCTTAATTAAATATTGATTATAACAAAATCACTTGGTCCGAATGTGCTTCTATCAGTAGAATAATCTATTCTGACTTGTGCCGTATATTCTGCAGTTCCTTTACCGGGGAATCTGTAGATTGAAGAAATGCTCGGACCAGCTATGTTGACTTCAGTTTCTGCATATAATTCTTCTTTCGGGTCCATTGGAATAATGGATATATTATTCAACAACAATCCTGGCATGTATGTCGAAACCGCATCTCTTATGTCTGATTGAATTGCGTCAAAAGTTAGATTGTCGAAAGGTTCAAATATAAACTCATACAGTCTTGTTCCAAAATCAGGTAAAAAGTATCTCGAACCCTTTCTTGTCAAAAGGAGGTGAATCAAGTCGGCTTTGATTTCTTGGTTTTCGAATTCGGTTAATTCAAGATAGTCACCTCTCCTGGAATCCCTGAATGGAAAATTTATACCATAAGTAATACCATCTGCCATATATCATAAATATATTATCAGAATTTTTTTGATAAAGTTATATTTCCCTTCTTATGTTTTGGGTCATAAGGACAATGTCTACATCCATTACCACAACACTGTCCCCTTCGGATGTGAAATTCTTCAGTGAAAACAACTCTTTCTCCGTCCATATAATATAAAGGGAGAAGTTTATCTGACTTCTCCCCTTTTATTTTTTTACTATCTTTCACAAAACCTATACAATTTCACAAGCTCCACCAGCACAAGCTAGTTCGCCTGACAAATCTGTGTGGTCATCTGATTCCACGATTTTAGATAAATCTACATCGTGAAGTGTTTTCATCAGTTCTTCGTATTTTTCTTTAGTACAATCTTCGAAGGGTGCTTGAATGTAGGTTCCACCATCATAAGGTAGTACTGAAAGTCCATTATAATATTCTTTATTTTCCCACATCCACTCACCTACCGCAGGCCATTCGTGTTCACGAATTGAGACTGTTGCAGATACGTTATGTGCATTTGACCCACTTCTGTGACCAGGTTTAATCCATTCTTGTTGAACTTTTTTAACTCTTTCAAGGAGTTGGATAGGAGATTCATTTCTAAGAATTGAACCCTCGGGTGCTTTTTGTGGAATGCTAATTACCGCAGTGTCATGTGGTCTGAAATATTCATCTTCAACCAATTCAGGGTGATTATTTTTTAAGTAAGAATAAATTGATTCATTTTTACCAACTCTGACTCTTCTGATGTAATACTCGTTATGCCAAGCATGAATTCCTGATGAGGTACCCAAAGTCAACGATGTTGTTCCCGCTGGTTTTACAGTTGTTGTTCTTGCCGCTTTGTTTATACCAATTAAGTTAGCCACTCTTTCATTTTCTTCTTTAACTACTTTTCCCGCAGCTTTCATGTTCAACCCCAAGACTGCACCTGAACCGATGCCGGTCATCGAGATTCCAATCAAAGCATCTTTTTCTGTTGTTCTCTGCCAAATTGGTCTTAGATAGTGGAAGTCAGTATAACCTGCTTGTAAGGTTCCGATGAATGTTGCCGCTTTTACTCTATCTTCGTAATCTTCTTGCGACACAACATTTGAAACATTAACCTCGGTTAGGTTACAGAATTGAAATGGTCTGAGTGCAATTTCACAACAAGGGTTTGTTCCCCAATCCTTATCGTTACTCAAATACATGCCGGGTTCACCAGCTCCACTTGCCTCGATTCGTTTCCACAAATCCATGAAATAATCTTTGGTGATTTTGTGTCTCATGAGGACTGCGGAGTTATTTGCTCTACCTCTTTGTGGGTTTTTCTCCCACCATGCACCACTCTTACATCCAATCATTTCTTCATCAGTTGCTGAAAATAAACAAATCAGAGCAGCTCTTCTGATACCACCAGCCAATACAGCATCAGCAATGTGACAAACCATATCATGAACCTCAATTGGTGAAAGTCTGTCTCCGTCATTTTTTGAGTCCAAGATACCTTCGAGCTTAATCAAACACTCTTTGAGTGGTTGAGGTCCGGGGGCTTTACCTCCTGACGTTACCAATCTCGCACCTTTAGGTCTGATATCACTGAAATCAAATTGGATGTGAGAGCCACCGTAGAAATATGATTTTACTAATACTTTA